TCTATTCCCTGCTGCTGGTGTTGCTCCTGCACCAAAACTTGTTTCTTCACCATACAAAACATATGAATCGAAGCCCTTATAATAATCAATTGTTGCCATCTTTAATTTCCTCCTTATCCTTCTTCTTAACTATCTTCTTTTTCACTTCTTTTTTTGGATTTCTAAGTTCAAAGTTTTCTTTAATAATCATTTCAGCCATTTTCTCATCAACAAGAACTGCTGATCTACCTTTTGGTTTTACCCACATACGTACCATTTTTAATTACCTCATGTATTTCTTGATGAACATTTTTTGGAATGCAAGCTAAATTATTTATACCATTATTCTGAGGATTACCATCTATATGATGTACAACCCAATTTTTAGGTATGACATACATTCCTTGTGTGTTTTCTTTTAACCAAACATAAACATGCTCACCTATTTGTTTACCATTAATTCTTTTACTCAATCTATATTGAACATTACCCTTTCTTTTATAACGTTCATGATTGGTTGTTGAATAATGTTCTTTATTATCCACTTTCCAATTATTATTCATTAACACTAATCTATCTTTATGTTTTTTATAATATGCATTTGCATACTCTTTTCTCTTTTGTGAGTCCTTATATGGCATTATATTCCCTCTCCAAGATTGAATGCGTTACATTGATACTCTAGCATCTGTCTATATATTCCTAAATCCTCATCTAATGGTAATGATGTATTACTAATTTTATTTGGATAATAAAGTCCTGCGAATGTTGTATCTGTTCGCCATCCTGTTCTGATTTGTTTAATAATATCTCTTGCCACATATTCAACACATCGTTTTCCCTCTAGTGCCAACATATAAGTTGATGTTATTGCTTGTGTGTCGTATGATACTAAGTCTGCTGCTGCGAAGTTTAAGTTGCCAGTGCTTCCTGAATATTCTACTGTTCCTGCAGCTGGTGTTGTAAAATCAGCATCTGTATTTACACGTGTAACAGTGCCAAATGATACTGCATTATGTTGAACATTCGTGACAGAGGCTGGAATTTCGTTATATGTAAACCTATCAGAATTAGCTGTGGCAGACATTGTTCCTAATGCCTCAGCTGTAATTCTAGGTGTAAACAATAAATCTTTCTTAGTAACCACATCAATTTGGAACATTACAGTTTCCCATTGAGTATCATCAAACATACCCATAGCAGTAGAAGATTCTGTCAGCATTGTTATTCCAACTCTAGGATAAGATGCATCACCAAGTGATGTAACTCTAGGAAAATCAGGGTATATCCATTGTCCAGATCTAGAGCCATTTATATCTGTTAAAGTATTTCGTAAGAAGTTTGTTAATATTCTTTCAGGTTCTATCTTAGTTCTTGTCATGGTAATACTCCATCTTGGATGATTATAATAATATGTTCAAGTATTTAAATAAAGTTTAAAGTGTGACGTTTCTAACTGCCTTATCAATGATTTGTCCCATCTTATTATCATTCCATAATACTCTCCGGAATGGTGCAAATGGTTGCATACCTTTTGGCATACCTTTACGTTGTTGTGGTGTTAACTCTTTCTTCTTAGGTATTGATGGATAACCAGGGTCAGGGAATGAACTTTGTCCATATTGTTCCCAATAATCATAAGTCCCATATTCAATATATACAGCGTGAGGTGCTGAAGATGTCATAGTGAGTTCGTTACCTTGAACAATAAAATCAGTACCTAATCGTAATTGTCTTGTACTCCCAATAAGGTTCATACGATCAACTTGCTTTCGGATCTCGCTTTGTAATTGGAATCCTATTGCTGATAAAAACTTCTTTTGAAATTCGTCCCAGTTAGTGATTTCATACTTCTGACCATCAACTGTAAGTATCATTATACATCACTCGCATTAATTCTTCTCTTGCATCTATACGAATAGTGAGTAACGTTCCCTCCAAGTTCTGGTGATTCAATACCTTTAATGATTTCCCAAACGCTATTACCATCAATAATTTGGTCTTGTGGTATTGGTAATGTTGATAATGCGGTAGGATGTATATATAAAACACCATCACCTACTTCGACAATACCTGCTTCTAAAAACCTTTGGTCTAAGTCTAAGCCAAATTGTAAGTCTCCTTGAAATGTGACATCTGCAGTTGTTAATGCACTTAGTTGTCCAAATGAATCGACCGTCCTTGTCACAGTTCTTTTAGATAACGTTCTGCCAAATATCTTGATGGCTTCTGTTATTAACTTTCTATTAATCTTTGCATGACTTTGTAGTGCTGTTTTTACCATTAGATTGCCGCCACGTCTGCTCTTTTACCAGTTAGAGCATACAGTTCATCAATACGTTTTTTAATTTGAGCAATTACTTCTCTGATATTTACATAGACCTCTCCTATAGTGACCGCCTTGCTGCCTAAGGTGTACGATGTTGCATCATCATAGGAACCACCGGATAAGTTAACAAAAGCCTTTAGCGAGGCTACATGGACGCTTAAATCGGATATGTAAGTAGGAGTCGTAACCACACCATAGTTATAATCAATACGTATATTATCAGTACCATCTGGTACTACAATATCAGTAAAATATAATTGCCCTTCACCACGTAACTTTCGCTGATAAGGTTCGACCACAGTATTAATAGGATCTTCTATTCTCATTGTTGAAACTTGTGGATCTACACTATAATCATCAGTAAGTGTTCCTCTTATCCAATAAGCCGAATATCCATCAACTGTAGTTTCTGCCCACCCATATGGATATGTCCATGTAAACTTTCCACTTGCAGTAAATATACTAGCACCTGTTGTTTCATCAGTTTCAGTTAAATCTGTCCAAGCAGTACCATTCCAATACTCCCAATCAATAGCTGTGCTTCCATTATCAACGCCCACCACTGATAAATAGGTTGTTAATCCTAAGAATGTTAATCCACTACCGATATAAATTATATCTCCAGTTACTGGGGCATCATCAAACAATATGAATGGTGCCTCGGTTGTTGAATTAATATTGTCAGTTAAATCTGTAAATGTTGTACTCCCCAAATCATAATTATAAAACTTACCGACTGTTAATGGTCTTGCTAAGAAATAAGCTGCATCAACTGTTGTTACTGGTTTCTGATCTAACACTATAAAATCAGGTGCATCCCAATCATTAGCGAATGGTCTGTTTGTTGTAGGATAACCAAGACTTGCTCTACCACTTCTGTATTCAATAATACTTGTAGGTGTGTCCCATTTACGACCTGTTACTTTGTCTATCTCATCATCTGCTGCAGCAATCATATCAGTAATCACACTATCAGCAAATAAGTCTGTATAACCATATGTCGCATAAAGAATATTTGTTCCTAATGCTGTTACACCCGCACCTGTCAACACTATTCTACCACTTGCTAAATCTAACGCATAATGAGTAACATCAGTGAGTGCTGTAAATACATTACTACCACTTGCAGCATAACTAAGCTCATAACCGCCTGACGTAATATTTGTATTATCTAAATCGAAACTAACCTCAGAATTATCGCCAGTGCCAACATTCTCGTCAATAGCTCTAAGTCCCAATCCTGATTTTTGTATGAATTGTAAATTTGTTGCATATGCCATTGTATCACCATATCTTATATACTAATAATATTGAACAAAGTCCAACTATTAATCCTAATGCTGTTGACGCTATCCATCTATTAAGCATTACTTTGCCATTCGTTTTTATCACGTGTTCTTCAATGTCCTCTAATTTCTTGTAAATGTCCTTGTTAGTAATTTTCATGAATGTTCTATCTGGCATGGTAATCCCCCAATTTAAGTTTATTAACAACGACTCCTTCCTTACCACACCATTCAATATACTTATCTTGTGCGTCATGAAAATCGTCAGTATGATAACGAGTAAGTTTAGCTTTGGAAAACATTTTACGAGCTTTAGTGTGTTTGCTTTTGTTCTTTTTTGCTCTAACCCAAGTGTCACTATATTCTTTAATGTCTTTCTTAAGTTTTGCATGAACTTCTACATCCCACCAAGGTACTTTCTTATCATCAATCTTCTTCCACACAGGTAGATAATCATCATGCTTATCGCTATATTTAACTACTAAATACGCTTTGAGTTTAGACCTATCTTTTACCCACTTGTCGTCGATTAATGGTTGTGTCTTGAATAACCTTACAATTTTATTCTTTGCTTGGTTCTGTCTTAGACTCTCCACCTTCTTCATTGTCATTTTCCACCTTCACAGGTTCAGCTTTAACTTCGCTTATTACACCTGTCTTTTCATCAATGCTGTATTGTTTTGTTGTGTCTAATTTAAATTCTTTTAATTTCTCTACTACAAACAAGTTCATTTCTCGTGTTGCCATTTTGACCAACACTTGGTTTGCCATAATAGCTTGTTTTCTAATGTTCAACTCCTTTAATGTTTCTTCTTCTAATTTTAATTCCGTCATTTTATATCACCTATTTTATATTACAGTCCTTGCTGTTTCTTTCCACACAGATCCATTATACACTAATGTTAATGTATCACCAGCAGCAGTTGCAAAATCCACTGAACCTAATAATGCAAATTGTGCTCCTGCTCCTCCTGTTGCTTGTTTTACAATTGGGTTTGAATCAAATTGTAATGTTATGAATGTTCCTGCGGTCACACCAGTTGGAACTGATAATGTATTTATTTGTACTGCTCCTGTGATGTCAAAGTAATTCCCTGTTGTTGTTAATGTTGCATCGTTAGCTGAAGCAACGTCTGTTCCTTGTGTGCCGATAACCATTACACCCATGATAACTCCACCTTTACCAGAACTAATTAGTGAATTATCCTGATTATGTGTTATTGCCAAATATTGTGTATTATCAGTATCTGGGTCGGTTGCACTATGAATAAATATTGTTGGATTTACTTCTGCAGCATGGTCATGATCTGTATTTCCATTTGATTGATTTGTGAATATTATAGAATTAGCAACAACTCCTAATCCTGCAACAATTGTGTTCTCTGTAGCTTGAACTGTTGACCAATCCCATGATGCGTCAAAACTGCTCCCAAATACAATACCTTTATTATCATCTAATCTGATATGACTTTCCGTAGCAATAATTCCTTTTCCAGAATTTAACACTGCATTTCCAGTATTATGACTCAAACTTAACCATTGGTCGTTTGCTGTATCTGGGTCAGTCGCACTATGAATGAATAATGTTGGGTCTGTGCTTGGTGTTTCGTGGTCGTGGTCTTTAGCCGCATTAGATTCACTGGTTATAATCATATGATGATTTGCAAAACCATCTGTGGCAGTTAAACAAAACTTAAGACCATCGTCTACCCCTTGTCTAATACTACCATAAGAACCACCACTAAAAGTAAAAGTTCCATAGAATGAAGCCAATCCGTCAAACCAAGCAGTTCCATCAACTTCTAACTCTCCAGAAACCATTAAATCACCTGCTGATGGTGTTAAGTGTCCTGGTTCTGTAGTTCCAATCTTAACTTCTCCACCACCAGTAGTAATATCAAAACTATCAGTTGCTGCGGTATAATTCAAACTACCCCATTGTGTATTGTCACTATCAGGGTCTGTTGAAGAATGTATAAATAATGTTGGATTAGTAGTAGTTGCGTGGTCGAAGTCTTTTGTAATTGAACCACTCTCACCAATCACTAACTGTCTACCTTGGTCAGAACCTAACAATAAAACGCTCTGGTCATTTGCAGTATCAAAATCCCAAAATACACTTGCTGCACCTTGACCACCCATTGCTAAAAGTGTGTTTGCAGCGTATGCAACATTCCCACCAAAACTACAAATGTTTAAATTAGTATTAACTGTAAATATATCGCCTGTATCTCCATCTTTTCTAACTAATAATGCCTCTGTATCAGTAACGTCAATAATTATTGTACCAGAAGTTACTGTATCTACTACTTCAGTATCTCCAGTTACTGTTAAATCGCCATTGACTGTAAGGTCACCAGTTGTACCTTCTATTGTTGCTCGGACAGTTACGTTCCCGCTACCATCCTCTACAAATTTACTCCATTCTCTTTGGTTTAATGCTGTTGGTAATGCCATTTTATTTCATTATGATACTACTACCCTTACAGCTATATCACCAGCTGCATTTTCAACAAGTTTGTCGTGTTCTAATTGTGATCTTGGTTTATCTGAAGCGGTAAATACTCCCGTAATACCTACTAATCTAACTGTAACTTCAGAACTAATTTCAACAAACTTGCCCTTTTCTCTATCCATTAAGCTTGTGGGTAATACCATTTTATTCCTCCTTAACTTGTATGTTTATTTTATGTGACCGCAATTCGGGACTGCATGCCACAATGTAATAATTATTTTTTCTTAACTCCTTTCTTCTTCACAGGTTTAATATGTTTACTAAAAACAGGTCTACCTATAGCTTTTGAAAGTTTATCTAAATCTTCTTGTGTACTATGTTTTCCTAACTTTAATCCACCTTTTATAGTTGGCATTTTGTTTTACCTCCGTGTTTGATAATAATAAAAAAAAAAATATCATAAATTAACTATGATATTGCCATTGAATAATAACAACCCCTGTTGCTAAGATTGATGCACTTGCACCAGACCAGTTAAACGCTGCATTATAATGCAATGTTTTGGTATCACTAACCGCGTTAAATGAAATACCAGCCATAATTGTTCCTGCTGTGTTTATAGTCATATCATTTATTGTGGGTGTTCCATTAACATCTGCTGCTGCTGAACCATTGATATAGTCTTCGAAGGTTGCTGTTCCACCAAGAACTGCTACAGCTCCTGTTCCAATAACGCTTCCAATACCTACATCAGGTGTGTCTGCTTGAACGGCTGCGTCACCAGCTAATGCTACATTTGCAGAAGTTACTGTGTGCACATGTGCCCCTACAGGGAATGTGTAAATCAAAGCACCTATTGCTAAATTTCCACCACCACCAATCTCTCCTAAATCCGCGCCAGTTAATGTTAAAATTGTGGTATGATTATATCCATCACCAAATTCAGCAGCTGTTACGTTTGTACCTGCCACACCTACATTTGCTTGATTAATAATTACTCCTGTAGTAAGTGCGCCTGCCACCCCATTATGTGAAACGGACGCTGCTGGTACTAAAGAACCAGTCCCATTCTGAACTTCAACAATTATTGACCCAAACTCTGCGCCTGCTGTAGCATCAAGAATTGACCCTGATAGTTTCGCATAAGTTGTATCTCCTGCCCCATCGTCGTCACCAATAAAGTTAACAATACCAACCTCGTCGCTTGCTGCTGGACTTGCACTTTTTTGTTGTAAGTTAAGTTCTGCACCAACTGCTCCATCTGCTGTTTCAATAATACTCGCGTCTCCACCATTACAAGTTAGGTCACCAGTCATGCCAATAGTTGTTACCCCTGATAAGCCACCAGCTGTTAATGTTGCTGTACCGTCTGTAAAGGTTGTTGAAGTAATACTAACTCCACCTGTTGCAGTTCCTGCTGTTGATGTAAATGTTCCATCGGTTACAGTTCCACCAGTGATAGTTCCTGTTACGTCTAAATCTTCATCGAATACACAGTTACCTGCGTCTACTTTAATTGCTTCAACATTTGTACCAGTGCAATTCACATAAATACCATATGCTCCTGCTACACCTGCACCTGTATTCTGTTCTACTGCTAAAACATTAGAAGTTGAACTTATATTTCCTGTGCTTGTAAATCTTACTAAATCTTCTCCTGCAGTTAATGCTCCTGAACCATCTATTGTGTGCCCATCAGTTACTGCATTGGATGTTTGTACAAAAGTACCTGTTACTGTTAAAGCGTCTGTTGATGCGTCTCCAAAAGTGAAGTCGCCTTCTACTGTAAAATCTCCTTCTACTGTAACTGCGTCCCCTTTGAACGTCCAGCTACGATTTTCTAATTGACTAATTCCAAATGCCATTTTTGTTTTTCTCCTTGTCTAATCAATATATGATTAGTTCCTTCACGATAAATTAAACGTGGTAAAAAAATAAAAAAAATCAACATATTTATGCTGATTCTGGTGACCTTGCGATTACCCAACAATTTCTTACTTCGTTGTCAGTTCCACCACTTGGCAAAGTAATGCCTCCTGCGGTACTAACTACTGCGGTGATTAAACCATCTGTTGAATTCTGTACTGATGCTGACATAATATTGCCTGCATCACATACTGTTGAAAGGTCAATTGTGTCTGCTTGGTCAGCACTTGATGGTGTCACAATCTTATAAAGATTAACACTACCAAGAGTTGCTTCCACAGTCACAGTACAATTTGTTATTAATATTGCTGCCATTTTATTTTGCCTCCTATGCTGATTCTGGTGATCTAGCTAATACCCAACAAGTCCTTGCTTCGTCATCAGTTGCTCCAGGAATTGTAAGAACTCCTGCTGTTGAAACAACTGCTGTAAGTAATGAATCAGTTGATGCTTCAACAGATGCTGAGTAAATATTGCCAGCATCACATACTGTACTTAAATCAATTGTATCAGCGTCGTCAGCAGTTGCTGGAGTTACAATCTTATACATATTAACTCCTGGCATTGCTGCTTCAACTGTTACAGTGCAATCACCTATTGCTATTGCCGCCATTTTAAGCCAACCCTGTTCTTTCAGCCATCAATGCTTCAGCAGTTACAATCAAACTTCCATACCATTTTAGCATATATTTCTGACTGTCGTTGTTCTTTGCTAATTCTTCAAAAGTTGTGTCTTGTAGAACTGCTAAGAAGATATACCTTGTGTCAAGATATAGGATTTCTCTCTGAGTTGCTGTTATTGGCATGAACCTGTCCTTAATGAATAGTGCACCATCAAACATAAACGCATCAGGAATACCGAAGTCCATAGTTCCAGAAGGTCTCTCAATGTTTCTTTGGAAGTCCATTAATAATCCTTTGATAACATTGTGTGTATTTCCGTCTGTTACTACTAAATCAACCATACCATTTGCTTCAAATACAGTGTTCATATCAGTTCTGATTTGATCTAATGTAATTGCTGCTCCTGCATTTGCAGTTGTGTTTGTTGCGATTGCTGCTCTCAAACCATCAAATCCTAATGCGTTTGTTGCAACTGCACCATTAACAATTTCATTCTCTAAGATTTCATTCATACTTGCTGTTTTAACTCTAATATCTTCAGCTAGTAAATTCATAAAGCCCATTCCACTTGCCAATGCTGGTCCTGTTACTCTACCAACAACATATGCGAATTTCATGGTTGTGCTTGTTGCAGTCCATGTATCAACGTCCTCTGCTAATGCTGCATCGTCGCCTTTGAATCCACTTCCTGGTGTTGCTAATGTATAAGCACCTTTTGCGGTTAGTGCATTGTAAACATATGCTCTTCCTCTTACTGCCTTTCTAGGTAGTAATCTTACTAAAGGTGTTTGTCTTACAGTTCTATCAACAACTGATGGATCGAAGAAACTTGGCATTAAACCATAAGCAGTTACTGTTCCACCACTTGTGTGACCAAATGAAGGTGCTTTTGTTAATGTACCCATATATTCTTTTCCCATTGCTACTAATTTCTCGTCACAATCTTTCTTACCCCATCGAATTCCACCATAATAGGTTTCGTCTTCTACGACTCCCATTTTTTGGAATCCTTGGTCAAAAGCGTAACCTGCGTCGGTATTTCCGATTTCGCTTTTCATAAATCCTGCTTCCATTTTATTTTCCTCCGAATTGTTTTATTAGAACATTGCTTAGTGTTGGTTCTAATTCCTTTTCCACTACTTTTGGTTCTACTGTTGCTTTTAATACCGCCTTCTTTTTTAACTCTTCCAACTCTTTTTTTAACTTTTGAAGTTCTAGTTCTGTTGCTGATTTCTCAGGTGCTACTACTGGTTCTTCAGCTTTTGGTTCTTCTTCAACTGCAGGTTCTTCCTCTGCAACTGGTTCTTCAACCTTCGCTTCTTCCTCAGGAGCTTGCTCATCTGGAACATTTTGAACTTCCTCTTCAACTTTCTCTAATTCCTTATCCATTTTTGTTTCCTCCTTACCATCCATATTAATATCAAAGCTACGAGCTATTGCTGCAAATGCGTTCCTATTTGATTGTATAGGCACCCATGTTGCTTCAACTAACTCAGCCTCTGTGTGAACAGTAAATGATTTTCCTTCTATCTTTCGCTCTTCTTGAGCTTTTGGAATTGCACCGATAGAAATACCAGGATTTAGTCCTTTAGCTAATGCTTCTTCGACCATCCCTTTAATTTGCTGTGCCATAGGATTGCTTTTAAAGAAGAATGGTTTAGCAACGAGTGCTGTATGCCCTTCTTTTTCGACAACCTTAAGGTCAGTCCATCCGCCAATAAAATTCTCCATCTTATTAGTATGATTAGCTAATGCTGGTAAAACACCAGACTTAGCCCATTGTTGTAATAATGATTTATCCATAAACTCCATATCACGATCTAAAGAAGTATCAGATAATATTCCCACCATTTCACCAGAATTTATATCCTTTGTTACAGGACACCAGAGTGAAAGTTTATTTTTAGTTTCCATTTACAGCCTCCAAAACAGTTCTATTTAAAAAATGATGATAAGCTTTATGCTCTCCACAATTGTTAAAAACATATATATTTTCAATAGAATTATTTATTTTATTGTTATCTAAGTGATGAACCACTTCTTTATCTTTAAGATACCTTCCAAGTTTTTCTTCTGCAACTAATCTATGTTTGGCTACATATCCTTTATTATTCTTATACGGATGATTATCAGCTTTAACAAATAAATACCCACCCCTAAATAATTGTCCAGCTTTCCATGCTGGATTTTTAGTTAATCTTTTCGAAAGTGATTTGGCTTGATTTGGTTTTGAAACGCCCCACTTCCTTAAATATTTAAAAATAGTTCCAGAAGTACAGTAATATAATTGTGAAATTTTATCCATGGAATAGTGTTTATTAACATATAAGTCAATGATTTTTAATTTATCTTTTTTCACGTTTTCTTTTACCATATTATATATCACCTTGTTCAAGTATTTAAATAAAGTTTTTATTCTAGGTCAAATTCAATGATAGACCTACAATTTGGTCCGTGAGGAGGGTGTTCATAAGTCTTACCGGAGCTATGTTTAAAGATACCATGTAACTCTTCGGTTTGACCATCTAATTCCTTACAAATTTGAGTTGTTCTATCATCTACAAATGAAACCCACTTCTTCTTACCTTTTAACCCTGAATCTTTATATGCTGATAATTTACCAGCATTAATGAATCTATTACTCTCAGTTCTGGCAATCCTCATTGCTCTACCTTTAGTAATTTTACCTTTAACCTTGCCACCTTTGTTCTTAATGAATTCAGCTTGTATGTCCTTACGAATCTGGACAACACCTTGTTTCTCATTAATACCATTGGCTACAATGTTACTAACATTGTTCTGAACATCTTGTGCTACTCCTTTTAATCCTTTCCATCTTTTGCCATCAATAGTAAACCCATCAAGTTGTCTATCTGCAAATAGTTTTACTTTTTTATCAAAATCTACTCCCACACCAATATCCATGTTCAACTCTTCTTCCGCTGCTTTAATTCCTTTCTTAACATCTAATTTAATAACACGCTTTAATTTGGTCATAAACCCAGCTGTATTAACAGTATTAAACAACCTACTAATAAAGTCCCCAAAAGACTTATCAACATAATCTTTTTGTATCTCATCTTTCAATGTCTCCTCTAAGAAGTTTAAGATTGTCTTTTCCCATTGATTCATTTTGAACCTTAGGAATTCAACATAACCATCAGCTTCATCTATCATCTCTTCACCAGCATCAATTTCAACCTCTTTCGTTAATGTATCAGGTAAATCTAAGATTTCTTCCTTTTTCTCTTTTAATGGGACAGCATCATGTAATATACTACGCTTGAAGTCTCTGACCGCTTCTTCAATAGATGCTTCGTATTGTTCACCAAATTGTTGAATTACACTCTTAGGGACCACTGTAAAATATTCCCAATAATCAACAGACCTAATAAATAGAGTAAACTGGTTGCCTTCTTCAAGATAGTGCAATATACGCTTATCTTGTTGACGTGGATTCTTTTCCACAATTTCCATAAATTCGTTGTATTCTAATTCTAACATTTTATTCACCTATTATTGATACATAATCTATATACAAATCGTGTGATGCATTACCACTTGTTGGGTGATAAAATCGTATCCACACTTCATCACTTCCACTAATGTAATCAGCGAGTATTGTCGCTTGTGATACAGGCATATCTGAATATCTATAATTGTGTCCTAATGCAGTTCCTGGTAAATGCCATAAGTTACGCCAAGTTGTGTTGGTGTGGTCATAAATTTGTATTTGACAAACGTGAGTTGCAGAACCAGCATAATAAGCAGAGATTCCTACCCTGCAGAAATTAGCAATACTAGTAAATACAAACTTAACATCAAACCCTGGAACCCCAGTAACTTCTGTAATGTGTACTTCACTTCCATCTTGCCAAGTTTGTGTACTAGCAACATTACCAGAAGTTAAAGTTCCAGTAGTTACAGTCATTGAGTTTGCTGTCTTTCTAGTGACCACTAAATCACAAGGTGTGTTATCTTTTGAAATTAAGGTCTTACTTGCATCTGTCCATACTGGCTTTGATGCAGTCAAGGTATCAACATTAACGTCATCACCGAATTTAAAATAATCCTCATCTTCCATCCAAGTTATAATACCATCGTTAGTATCGCCATCAAATACTATTGAATAATCTATTCCTGCGGTGCCTTCACCAATAACAACTTCCCCTCTTGTTCCCACACCATTTGGTGCTCCTCCGATAAATACTAAATTACCACCAGCACCATTACCACCAGCACTGCCCCCGCCCCTAAATATAATCTTCGTCCCATTGCCTGTTGGGGCAACAGATGCACCATAACCAAATACATTACCTGTTGGAGCCACTGCTGCTAAATCGGTCTCTGT